GTTCAGACCCTACATATCAATTTCAATTTGGAGGAGCAAGTCCTGTTAGAAGTTCAGCGGCTATTCCTACATCTGTAATGCCAAATATATATTTAAGAGATTTAGCTGATGTAGAGAATGTAGATGCTTTAAATAATGAGATATTATATTGGAATGATACAGATAGTTTATGGGAACATTCACTTGCTGAAAATTTAGTTCCTTTAGCAACTGCAACTCAAAAAGGATTAGTTTCAACAACTGCTCAAACATTTGCAGGAAGTAAAACATTTACGGGAGCAGTAGGCATCATTACAAATAGTGCTGATTTAGGAATTCAAGTTAATAGTGATGATGTTGGAATTGAGGTTAATGCTTCAGGTATTGGAATTGAAGTATACGGCATCTTAGCCTCAGCAGGAGTGTTTAATCTAGCATTAACAAACACTTCAAATATTGTAGAGTTTAAAAAAGATAACGTACTTAAAGCGGCAGTGCAAAACGATGGTAAAATAACGGCCACAGCGGGTACGGCTAGTGCAGATGTAGTTGTAAAGAGTCAGTTGGATACTAAACAGAATACAATAACTTTATCAGCAATAGGAAGTGTCCCTAACGCTAATGCTGCTACATTAACAGGTTCAGTATTAAATCTACAACCTGCTGATGCAACCTATGGAGGCGTTGTTACGACAGGTACGCAGACATTTGCAGGAGCAAAGACATTACTAGACGGTATAAGATTTGGTTCAACAGGAAGTTTTAACTTTTATGAATATTCATCAGCTCCATATTTTTCAGGAGGTCCTGGTAGAACTTTAACTATTGGAGGAGGCCCTGGTGGAGTTCAAAATAATTTAGCGGTTCCAAATGGGACATTTAATATTGGACTACAAACAGCATCTACAATAGCTAGTTTTGATGCTAATAAAAACGTGGTTAGTTTAACTACTGCAGATGGTTATCCAACATTAACAGAATTAAAGCATGTAAAAGGAGTTACAAGTGCAATACAAACGCAGTTAAACGCAAAAGCAAATGACGCAAATGTAGTGCATCTAACAGGGAACGAAACTATAGCAGGAGAAAAAACATTTAGTTCTAATATTAGGCTACCTGTATCACTGGCAAATACATCTGCAACTGTAGTTTATGGTAATCCATCTAGCGGAGAGTTGTTCATTGGATTCGATACAGTGGGTCCAACAGCATTAGAAATGCAATATGTAAAAGGTGTTACTAGTGCAATTCAAACACAGTTAAACGGAAAGCAAGATACAATAATATTAACCACAACAGGCACAAGCGGTGCTGCTACATTAGTGGGGAGCACTTTAAATATTCCACAATATAGCGGCGGTGGCAGTTTAGCTCAAACAGGACAGATAATACTAACGTCAGGTACATCCACAATACTTCCTGCAACCATTACAACTTCAACTATATTTAGAATTGAGTTAATTGGCGGAGGCGGAGGCGGAGGAGGTGGAAGCTCTACTAATCAACACGGATCGGGTGGAGGTGCAGGTGGTTATGTTTATAAGGAACTAACTGGATTTACAGGCGGAGGAACTTTAAATTACACAATTGGAGCAGCAGGTAATGGTGGTGCATCTGCCTCTAATGGAACTGCTGGAACTTCAACTACATTAACAGCCTTCAGTGTTGTATATACTGCTTCTGGAGGCGGTGCAGGATTGGCAGCGATAAGTTCAGCAGGAGGTGTTGGAGGAGTCGGAACTAATGGAGATATTAACATGACAGGACAAGCAGGTGATGGCACACCATCTGGGCAGTCTTTGGTTACCGCTTCTGCCAGAGGTGGTGATTCTCCAAAGGGGTGGGGATCAGGTGGTTCAAGTGTAATTCAATCACGTAATGGAAATGCAGGAACAGGGTATGGATCTGGTGGTAGTTCTGGTAAATTATCAACATTTACAGGTGGAGCAGGGGCACAAGGAATAATAGTAATAACATGGTTTAACTAATAAATAAAAATGATACAAACAAAACAACCAATATTTTACGAGAAGAGAGGCGATAGGCAGTCTATAGTTATAATAGATATAGACTCCTATGCAGTGGACAAGGATGGGTATTTACTTACAGTGAGTGACTACGTATTAATAGATGGACTCAAGGTGCGTCATAACGAAAAGATAGTTAGATACTTTAACGAACAAATTAATCAGTTGTCGGATTATATTGATGCCAACTATGACCTGTCTGGATTATCTAAATCTGATAAAGATGCAAAAAAGATACAGATTGGACTATTCATTGACACTACCACAAACCTATTGGAAACTGGTAAGACTATTTATAGATTAGAACCTACAGATTGGGAATTAACTCCTGAGGAGGTTGTAGTAGAAGAACCAATTGTAGAAGAGCCGTTGCCTCCAGTAGAGTAATGGGATTGTTACTGTTTATAATAGCATACGTACTTTATCTTCCACTAACTATAATCAACTGGTTATTTGTTAAAGAAAAATCTGGTTACTTTAAGAGTTCAGCTGTTAACTTAGATAAGTTTGGCAATAGAGAGTTTAGAACCTTATTTAATAAGACACTTGCAACTGGGCATAGGTTTGGAGATATAAACGAAACAATATCAAGTGTATTAGGCAAGAATCAGTTAACAGGAACCCTAACTTGTATTGGAAAGGTTTTAGTTTGGATATTGGATAAGATAGATAATAATCACGTGATAAAGTCAATAAATGAATAGTTTTATTAAAGAAAGACGGTACTTACACCTCATAGGTGGGGCTGTCGTAGTTACGCCCTTAATTTGGCTGTTGATTCAGTTTGACCCTTCCTTTGATATAGGCAAGATAGCACAGGTATTTATTGCTGGCTTCTTTGCTTATTGTATTGGGTTTATGTGGGAATATTACTTCGCTAGATTTCACGAAGCGCCATTCGACTATAACGACATTTGGTTTACAGTATTAGGTGCAATTATTGGAACGATATTATTACTATCTTTGTAAAAAAAACAAATGAAAACAATAACAGAACAAGAGTTAGAAGATTTAAGAAGAATACACTTAGAGTTTAGTTCATCAAAAGAAAAACTTGCTGATACTGAAATTGAAATTAAAAGATTAAAGTCTTTTAAAGAAGATCTATTTTCTAAAATAAAAACAGCAGTTAAAGATTTTTCAGATCAACAAAATAAACTAGTAGAAGTTTATGGAAACGTAAGTATAGACCTGCAAACAGGAGAGATCAAAGATCGCGATAAGATCTAATTAAATGAATGATATCAGAAAAATATCTATAGGGCCTAACTACAAGAGCGACGCGATGCACTTCATCGTCGGTCAGGAGGTGCTTGACAAGAGTTACACGATCCACTCTATACTACTAGACGACAAGTCTGGTGGTATAAAGGTGTGGATAGAAAAGAACTCTGAGATATTCTGTTGGAAGGAGTTCAATATAAACATGCCAGTATCACTAGAGTATAACATAAACTTCTGATGAGATCTCCAGATATGTTTGTCGTACGACCATTAGATGGTAAGCGATATGATAATATAAAAGATATTGGCGGTGTTGACTTTATAACTAGCACATCTAAGGAGGACCACACTGTGTCTAACAGGCTTGCAGAAGTTATAAGTATACCGCTAACTTATGACGGAAAAGTAAAAGTTAACGATATACTTCTAGTTCATCACAACGTGTTCAAGGTCTACTACGACATGAAGGGTAAGGAGAAGAGCGGAGCCAGTTTCTTTAAGGACGACATGTTCTTTATAGACGACGATCAGTACTTCATGTACAACCAGAATGGTGAGTGGAACACACTCTCGAAGTATTGCTTTATTAAGCCACTTAAGCAGAAGGATTCAACCATAAACAAGAACAGCAAGGAGGAACCACTTATGGGTACTATTGTCTATATAAATCAAGAGTTGCTAGACCTTGGTCTAAGCATTGGAGATGAGATCTCGTTTGAGCCAGACAGTGAGTACCCATTCTATATTAACGATGAGAAGCTGTATAGGATGACTACCAAAAATATTACAATCAAATGGACCACAACATAATAAAACAGAAGATCATTGCTGCTGGATACAAGGCAGTTAATGAGTTAATAAAGGTTGCAGAGGACGAGATTATAACTGGAATGGAGACAGACCTCTCTGCTGACAAGTTAAAAAACGCTGCTGCTACAAAACGCTTAGCGATAGAGGATGCCTTTCAGATACTAAACAGGATAGAGCAAGAGAACGATAAACTAACCGAGGAGGTAAAGGTATCGGAACCTAAAATACAGGGATTTGCAGAAAAAAGATCAAAATAATCTATATACAAGGCTTAGCGAATTCCTACCTGCTAACACCATACACATGAAGAACAAGGCAAAGTCTTGGGCTTATGGTTATGACGAGAAGCACGATCTGGTAGTTATATCTAAGGACGGAACTATTGGTGATATATACGAGATAAACGGTCTCAATATAGCGCTACCATCCGTCCCAAAAGAAGTGTATAAAAGGGACGAGAAGAAGGAAAACCAGTACTGGGAACCAGCTGACTACCCAAGAGAACTGTCAAACATTAAGTCTATATTCCAGTGGCACACAATGTCAAAGGAGTTCAAGTCTAAGTGGGTTGACTACATAGAGGGAGAGTTTGACCGTAGAGAAAACGGATTCTTCTTCAAGAATAAAGGTATCGATACGTATATAACTGGATCTCAGTATATGTATCTGCAGTGGACAAAGATTGACGTTGGACTTCCAGACTTCAGGGAGGCTAATAGGATATTTTTTATATTCTGGGAGGCCTGCAAGGCTGACGACAGGTGTTTTGGTATGACATACCTAAAGATCAGACGTTCTGGATTCTCATTCATGGGATCAAGCGAGCTGGCCAACATAGGAACACTTGCAAAGGATGCAAGACTTGGTATACTTTCCAAGACTGGTAACGATGCCAAGACAATGTTTACTGATAAGGTTGTGCCTATCGTGAACAACTATCCTTTCTTCTTCAAGCCGATACAGGATGGTATGGACAAGCCAAAGACAGAACTTGCGTTCAGAGTTCCTGCATCCAAGATCACCAAGAAGAATATGTACGAGGATGGAGACGTTGAGATACAGGGTCTTGACACCACAATCGACTGGAAGAATACAGGAGACAACTCGTACGATGGTCAGAAGCTACAGCTGCTAATACATGACGAATCTGGAAAATGGCTCGCGCCAGATAACATCTTGAATAACTGGAGGGTTACCAAGACCTGTCTGCGATTAGGTAGTAGAATCATAGGCAAATGTCTCATGGGATCAACACCTAACGCGCTTGCAAAGGGTGGATCTAACTTCAAGAAGCTGTACGAGGACTCAAACATAAAGACTAGAAACAATAACGGACAGACTAAGTCTGGTATGTACTCTTTGTATATACCGATGGAGTGGAACTTTGAGGGTTACATAGACATCTACGGGATGCCAGTATTCAGAGAGCCATCAAATCCAGTGCAGAGTATAGACAAGTCAATGATAAGGACTGGTGCAGTTGACTACTGGGAGAACGAGGTTGAGTCACTTAAGGGTGACGCTGATGCTCTTAACGAGTTCTACAGGCAGTTCTCTAGGACGGAGTCTCACGCGTTCAGGGACGAGAGCAAGTCTTCTATATTCAATCTTACAAAGATATACCAGCAGATAGATTATAACGACTCACTTATAAAGGACAGGGTACTGACACGTGGATCGTTCAGCTGGCACAATGGAGAGAAGGACACAAGGGTTGTTTGGACACCAGATACAAGGGGTAGATTCCTAGTGTCTTGGATACCAAGTAATCAGCTACAGAATAATGTAATAAATAAGAACGGGATGAGGTATCCAGGTAACGACCACATCGGTGCGTTTGGCTGTGACCCATACGACATATCTGGAACGGTTGGTGGCGGTGGGTCTAACGGATCCCTTCACGGTCTTACCAAGTTTAATATGGACGATGCGCCTAGTAATCACTTCTTCCTTGAGTACATAGCAAGGCCACAGACAGCAGAGATATTCTTTGAGGAGGTGCTCATGGCATGTGTGTTCTACGGGATGCCTATACTTGTAGAGAACAATAAACCAAGACTTCTATATCATCTAAAGAACAGGGGTTACAGGGGGTTTTCTATGAATAGGCCAGATAAGCACATAACAAACCTCTCTAAGACAGAGAAGGAGCTCGGCGGTATACCTAACTCTTCTGAAGACGTTAAGCAGTCTCACGCGGCTGCAATTGAGTCGTACATAGAGAAGTACGTTGGTCTAGATATGGAGGGGACATACAGAGACTCTGACGAGATGGGTAGCATGTACTTCACTAGGACAATAGAGGAGTGGGCTAAGTTTGATATAAATAATAGGACAAAGTTTGATGCTGCCATCAGTTCTGGACTTGCTATAATGGCTAACCAAAAGAATGTGTACCTTACGGCAAAAAAAGAATCGAAATTAAGCATTACCTTTGCGAAATATAATAACAATGGCAGATATAGTGAAATTATAAGATGAAAGACGTAACAATAAACATAGCTGTTACTGCGTTCCCAGATCAGTTTGCTTCTGATAAGCAAAAAGAATCTTACGAATATGGACTACAGATAGGGAACGCAATTTCTTACGAGTGGTTCAGAAAGGATAACAATAACTCAAGATTTTATAATCAGTGGGGCGACTTTCATAAGCTAAGGTTATATGCTAGGGGCGAACAGTCTGTAGCTAAATATAAGAACGAGATGGCTGTAGACGGAGATCTTAGTCACTTGAACTTGGACTGGACTCCAGTACCAATCATACCTAAGTTTGTTGACGTTGTTGTCAACGGAATGAATGATCGTCTATTTAAAGTAAAGGCATACGCTCAGGACTCTATATCACTACAAAAAAAGACAAAGTATCAGGACATGATACAGGCAGACATGCTGTCTAAGGATATACTTACAGATATTAAAAACAATCTAGGTGTTGACGCGTTCGACACAAATCCAGATGAACTTCCAGAGAATGATGATGAACTAGCTCTTTATATGGAGCTTAAGTACAAACCAGCCATAGAGATAGCAGAGGAAGAGGCTATAAACACTATACTAGAACAGAACAATTATAACGAAATAAGAAAGAGGATAGACTATGACATAGCCACACTAGGAATAGGTGTCGCTAAGCATATGTTCCTTCCAGGAGCTGGGGTTAAGATTGATTACGTTGATCCAGCAAATATAGTTCACAGCTACACAGAGGATCCAAACTTTAAGGACTGCTTCTACTGGGGAGAGATTAAAACCGTACCTATAACAGAACTTGTAAAGATAGATACCACTCTTACTAATGAACAACTTGAAGAGATTTCTAAGTATAGCCAGGCTTGGTATAACTATTACAGTTCATCCCAGTTTTATAGTAACAGCTTGTTTAGCAATGACACTGCTACGCTGCTATATTTTAATTATAAGACGACAAAGAGGATAGTGTATAAGAAGAAGAACCTTGACAACGGTAACTTCAAGATTATAGATAAGGAGGACACGTTCAATCCTCCACAGGATATGATGGATGAGGGTAACTTCGAGAAGGTTGAGAAGACTATAGATGTGTGGTACGATGGCGTAATGGTTATGGGTACAAACATTATGCTAAAGTGGGAACTGTCTCGTAACATGGTTAGACCTAAGTCAGCATCTCAGCATGCTATGCCTAACTACATTGCAGTTGCGCCAAGGATGTACAAGGGAGGGATAGAGTCTCTTGTTAAGAGAATGATTCCATTTGCTGACCTTATACAGGTTGTGCATCTAAAACTACAACAGGTTATATCTAAGGTAGTTCCAGACGGTGTATTTATAGATGCCGATGGTATTAATGAGGTAGATCTAGGAAATGGATCAGCATACTCTCCAGAGGATGCGCTTAGATTATACTTTCAGACTGGTAGTGTTATTGGTAGAAGCTACACAGGAGATGGTGAGTTCAATAACGCAAGGGTTCCAATCCAGGAACTAAACTCTAACAATGGTCAGGCTAAGATAGCTAGCCTTGTTGGTAGTTATAATCACTACCTAGGAATGATTAGAGATGTTACTGGTCTTAACGAGGCACGTGATGGATCTATGCCAGATCCTAACTCGCTAGTTGGTGTACAAAAACTTGCTGCTCTTAATTCAAACACAGCGACAAGACACATACTAGAGTCTAGCTTATACATTACTAAAACATTATCTGAAGCTATATCATGCAGGGTTGCAGATATACTTGAGTACTCAGACTTTAAGGAGGAATTTATTCTACAGATAGGTAAGTACAACGTAAGTATACTAGAAGATATTAAGGACTTACACATATACGACTTTGGAATCTTTATAGAGGTTGCCCCAGATGAAGAAGAGAAGGCTCAACTAGAGGCTAACATTCAGATTGCATTGTCTAGAGACTCTATATACCTTGAAGACGCTATAGATATAAGAGAAATTAGAAATCTTAAGTTAGCTAATCAGTTACTTAAACTTCATAGAAAGAAGAAGGAAGAGACAATACAGAAGAATCAACAGGCTCAGCAACAGATGCAGGGTCAGATTCAGCAGCAGTCACAACAGGCAGCAGCTCAGAATGCTTTACAAGCAATACAAGCAGAGACACAGTCTAAGATGCAGATCAAGCAGGCTGAGGTTGGCTTTGATATTGAGAAACTTAAGCAGGAGGCTCAACTTAAGATGGAGCTTATGAGGATGGAGTTTGATTTGAATATGCAACTAAAAGGTGTAGAGACAGAACAGATGAGTCAGAAGGATACGCTTAAGGAGAAGGCAAAGGACAAGAGAATAAGCATACAGAACACACAGCAGTCAAAGCTAATTGATCAGCGTAAGAATAATCTTCCACCAGTGAACTTTGAGTCAAACGAGGACAGCTTGGATGGATTCGATATGGCTGAATTTGAACCAAGATAAATAACTAACTTTGCAAAATATATATATATATGAGTATAATTCCTTCAGGAACTAGATTTATAGGTATAGCAGAAAATGTTAATTTAACTGAAAGAAAATCATCTTTGTTAAATAAACAGACAGAGCCGTACACTATTGAGGATTTACTTTTAAAAGTTGCTACTGAGCCTAAAGGGTTATTTGCTCAGACTGCTAATAGCATACCTGTAGCAAATACAGCTACAGAAACAACTATAATAGGACCTGGAGTTGGAACATTAACAGTTCCTGCAAATAGTTTTTCTGTAGGAGATTCTTTTACATGCGCACTAGATGGCGTACTATCTTCAGGTAGCTCATCAACTTTGCACTTACATGTTAAGACATCGAACGGTACAATACTTGCGGATACTGGTATAGTCACAATGTCATCTTCAACTGTAAAACCTTGGGTTATGAACTTATATTTTACAGTTAGGACATTAGGAGGTGCTACAGTAGCTTCTATTTCATCAGGTGGATTATTTTCTTACATTAGAAATGGAGGAACACAATTTGAAGGTTATGTATTAAGCACAGTGAACGACACTACGTTTAATACTACTATAGACAACACTCTTGTAATCACTGCTCAATGGGATCCAGCTTCTACAGGTAACTCAATTATGTCAAAAAATTTCACACTAACTAAAGTATACTAAAATTAAATAAATCAAATCAAATGGAAAATTTCACAGTTAGAGATGTAGGTGTCTCTGAACAAAAGTCTATTCAAGAGGTAGAACAACAGTTGTTAGATCAACACGAGGAATCACAGATTCAAAAGCAAGAGGAAGTAATTATTCCAGAAGCTGTTGAAGAGGTAGGATTAAAGGATGAGGATGTATTATCGTACATTAAGAACAGATATAATAAGGAGGTAACATCAATTGATGAGTTATTTCAAAAGAGAGAGGAATCAGAAGAGTTGCCAGGTGACGTTTCTGCATACTTCAAATATAAGAAAGAGACTGGACGTGGAATTGAAGACTTTGTTAAGTTAAACAGGGACTACAGCTCAATGGATTCAGACTCATTGTTGGCAGAGTACTACTCACAGACAGATGAAGATCTAGACGATGAGGATATCGCTTATATGATTGAGGACAAGTTCTCGTACGACGAGGACCTAGACGATCCAAAGGATATCAAGAAGAAAGAACTCGCCAAGAAGAAAGAGCTTGCTAAGGCTAAGAAGTACTTTGAGGATTCAAAGGAGGCTTATAGGATACCAGTTGAGTCAGCTGGAGGTCTTGTCTCTGACGATGAGAAGGAGACTTATAACGCCTACAAGAAATATGTTCAAGACTCACAGAGTCAACAAGAGGAAAATTATAGAAAATCTGAGTATTTTCAAAAGAAGACGGAGGAACTTTTCTCTGACGATTTCAAAGGTTTTGATTTCGTTATAGGAGATAAGACAGTTAAGTTTTCACCTGGAGATGTTAAAGAGACTAAGAAAATTCAATCAGATGTTTCAAACTTTATATCTAAGTATATAGATGCAAATGGAATGATATCTGATCCTGTTGGTTACCATCGTTCATTAGCAGCTGCTATGAATCCAGAGAAGATGGCCACGTTCTTTTACGAACAGGGCAAGGCTGAGGCGTTATTAGATAATGCAAAAAAAATTAAGAATATTGATATGGATACTAGAAATGTACCACAGTCAATCAGCCAATCAGGATTTAAAGTTGTAGCTAGCGATAGTGGAAGTGGGAGAGGACTAAAAATAAAAAGTAATAGAAACAATTAAAACACAAAATCATGGCAGCAGAAGTAGCTAGTACCCCAGGGTACGCATTACAACCAAGTGCAACGAGACAAACTCTTGCAACAAATTACATCACTGACTTCAACTTCTTGAA